CCATCGACCCGCCGTAGTCCTTCTCAAGCTGAGCCTGGAGCTTCGGCAGGACGTCGCTGGAGAGCAGCGAGCCCGACGAGACCATGTCCTGGATCGAGGTGACCGGGACGTCGAGCGCGGAGGCCAGCTCTTTCCAGATCGGGATACCGGCATTCGAGATCTGGTAGAGATCCTGAGTGTCGATCTTGCCGCGGGTCATGAGCTGGGTCCACGCGAGCAGGGTCTTGTTGAGCGAGTCCTGCGAGCCGCCGACAGCGGAGTTGGCGTCGCCGAGCGCGGTCAGCGTGGGGATGACGCTTCCGGCAGCGGCGCCAGCACCGAGCAACTGCTGAGTGCCAGTGATGACGCCCTGCAACTCGAACGGCGTGTGCGCCGCGAAGTTCGTCAGGTCGGTCAGCATCGACTTGGCCGCGTCGGATGCACCGCCTAGGAGCGTCGTGAGCGACTGCTGGGCCTGCTCCATGAACGAGGCCGTCTTGAGTCCGGTGACGATGCCGTTACCGATGCCGGTGGCGATCGTCTGGCCGATCTGGTACAGGCCGGCTGCGACCATGACGTGGCCGACGGTGGTCAGGAAGCCGTTGCCGAAGATGCCACCGGTCTTCTTGCCCGCGGTGTCGCCGACGCGGGAGAGCGGGCCGCCGAGCTGTTCGTTCGCCTTGGCTTCCAGACCGTCGAACGAGGGGATCAGTTGGACGGTCGCGTAACCGATGACGGATGCCAAGGCGACCTCCTTAGGGGTCAGTCAGATTGGGGGTCGTCGCTCTGTGCTGCCGCGAGACGCGCGGCGCGCTCTTCCATGCGGCGACGGTGGTCGTCGAGGCGTGCGATCTGCTCGCGGGTCTGCTCGCGCTTGGCGGTCTGATTGATGCCGTCACGGAGGGGGTGCTGCTCGCCGGTCCAGGCAGCGAACTGGTCCGTTGCGATCTGGTCGGTGAGCGTCCAGCCCATAGGCGCGTTGAGCGGAACTGTGTAAACGGCGGCGCCGTGCGGTAGGTGATGCACGAGCACTGAGAAGCGCCGCAAAGACATCCGGCCCGCCCAGAGGTCGGCCAGGTCGACGCCGTAGAAGCGTTGGAGATCAGCCTCTACAGCGTCTCGACCTGGGCCGAGCCAGTAGGCGAGCTGCGTCAGTTTCCCTGGATGCCCAGGGCCTTGAACACCTTGTCGACGAAGGGCTGCATCTCGGAGAGCTTCGGCTTCGTCGCGGCGAAGCGGTCGTAGCCGTCGCCGGCCAGGACACCACGGAGGACGTGGGTGAGCTTGCCGTCTTCGATTGCTTCGAGGACGTTGATGTCCCACTCGGACGAGGGGATGAGGGTGTACTTCTGGCCCTCGTGCGCGACGACGATGGGCTTGTCGGAAGCGCCCGTTTCGCGGGCGGCAGGGTTAGCCAATGGATTCTCCTAGCGTGGGTTGGAGGGGTGCGTGGAATGGGAGGGAGACCGGGCGCCGCCCCACGCGAGCGACGCCCAGTCAGTCAGAGGCTCAGGCGCCCTCGGGGTCCGTCTCGATCGAGCTGTAGAGCGTTCCGTCAGCAGCCGGGTAGACGTCGACGGTGATCTTGTAGACGGTCGGGTCGGTCTCGGAGGCCTTGATGTCGTCGACCGAGTCGACCTCGCAGGTCGGGATGGTGACGCGCTTGATGCGGTCGCCGTCGCGGAGTTCGAGGCCGAGCGCGAAGCGGGTGCCGGAGACAGGCGTCTTGACCGTGCGGGCGCGCACGCCAGTAGCAGTCGTGGTGGTCGAGCCGGGGTTCGCGAGCAGGAAGACGTTGTCGTTGTCCTCCAGCGCCGTGAAGGTGAACGAGCGCTTCTGCTTGCTCACGGTGCGGCGGTAGAGCAGGCCGCCCCATGCGTAGTTCTCGGAGGTCGACTGATCGCGCTTCTCGTCGATACCGTCGGAGCCATCGAGCAGGCCGAGGGGAAGCCAGGCGGCGGCCCAGTCAGTCGTCAGGTCGGCGGGGCCGACCGTGCCGAGGGGAGCATAGAAGACGTCGGCGCCGGTCCAGAGTTCGGTCTCGGAGGCGTTGCCAGTAGCGGGCATTGTTCGCCACTAGTCCTTTCAGGTGAGGTTGCTTGGCCGGAGCCGTGCTGTGAAGGTGAGGAAGGCCATCGGACGCCCGGAGTCGGGGTCGTAGGTCGGGAATACGGACTGCTGCGAAGAGCAGCCGCGGAGCCCGCCTGCGTGGTCGGCGAGGATCAGGGACTCGGCGAGAAGGGCGAGACTGGTCGTCTTGCCGTCGTCCTCGCCGTAGCAGAGCAGTCGGATGGTCATGCGACCGTCCAGCAGGGCGTCGCGGATAGAGCCGTCGGACTTGACCTGGATGTAGGGCACGAGCGCCACGGCACTGTCATCGACGGGGAACTGCCGGGTCGAGACGGTCACGCCCTGCGCGTAGTCCTCACTGCGGGCAGCGAGCAGGATGCGAAGCCGGTCACGAACGACGAGGCGGCCGTCCGGGAACTTGATCGGGGTGTCCGTCATTAGCCGCCCCACTTGCTCGACTTGCGGCCCCACTGGAGTCCAGCGGCGGTCGTGGCTTCGGACAGCAGGCCGTACTTCGCCTCAATCGGGAGTGCGGCCGGGTGCTTGACTGTCACGGTTGCGGCGTAGCGGTCAGCCTTGCCGGGCCAGGTGGAGATCCCGGTCTCGGAGACGATGGGCATTGGCCGACCGTCACGCGGGGTGATGGTCGCTGCGCGCTCGCGGGCGGCGCCGGCTACAGCGTCGGCGGCCTGATGCATGAGCAGGATCACGCCGGGATCGGTCTTGAGGAACTGCTCAACGCCCGCGCTGTTGCGGCGGAAGCGGCCTACTTTCGTGCTAGCCATTCGGCGCCTCCACGGTCGTACGGGTGAGCGAGGCCGTGAGGTGGGTGTTGCCGAACATCCGGCCGACCTTGACGTTGGGCTCGCCGTTGACGCGCCAGACCTCCGTGCCCTGCTTGATGCGGGAGCCGTCAGCGACTAGGCGGTAGATGTCGACCCGCGGCCCGGTCGCGATGAGCGTCCCGGTGCGGTGCGTCGTCGATGAGTCGGCCTCGTCTTTGTCGAGGGTCATGTGGTGCTGGAGGTCGGCCCCAGGGATCACTGTGAGAGTCGGGTTGTCCCAGTCGTTGATCGGGTCGCCGTAGCTGTCCGTCTTCACACTGGGCGTGATGAGGTAGACCGGATCTTGCCGGTTAGTTTCCGCCAGCATCGGGCAGTGAACCTCCGAGGTGCTGTAGCTCCCAGGCGTCAACGAAGGGCATCGCGTCGTCGTTCGGGCCGTCGGTCGGGATGTAGACCGTGTCCTCGTAGGTGAAGGCGCGGGCATCGGTCATGAGAGCCCCGACTCGGTCGTCCAGTTGTCGATCGGCGTCTGCGGCGCGGTGAGCAGCACCGAGCCCATCTGGCCCGACTTACCCATTCCGGCAGCCCGACGGATCTGCGAGATCTCGCCGGACGTGAGGAAGACGCCTGTGACGGCGGCCGTGGTGATCGTGTGTTCGCCCGAGATCTCCTGCGAGAGGCCAGACGGGTTCTCCCACTCGCGACGGGCGGCCTTGTAGATGATGAGCGCAACGACGTCGGGGCAGGCGGTCTGCCAAGCGGTTTGAGTCGCTGCGGGAACCTCGGCCAGGACCAGCGCGGTCGCGTCTGCGATGTACTGCTGAGCAGCGGCGAGGTCTTCGTCGGCGAGGGTGCCGACGGGGAGCCGGAGGCGAGTCTCCAGACCCGATACCGGCAGAGGCAGTGCTGTGGTCATGCGTATGCCTTTCCGGCCTGGGCCGGGGCCAGGTGTGCGTTTACACACCCAGCCCCAGCTAGCGGGTCAGAGGTCAGGCGCCGACGTTCACGTGGATCGCGGCGCCACCGGGCACCTCGACCACGGACGCGGTCTTGGCCGTGTAGTCGCGCGTCACGCGGTACAGCGGCATGGCCGCCACGCCCGCGAAGGTCGACACGATGGAGCGGTCCTTGAGGACGCTCGCGTCGTAGTCGCGGATGTAGCGCAGGCTGTAGCCGTTGCTCGACTCCGAGGCGCCGAAGGCGACACCGGCCGGCACGATCGGCGCGCGCACCGCGAGGGTGAAGGCGTCGCTGTGGTAGGCGATGATGTCGTTCTCGTCGACGCGCGTGGACTCCACGACCTGGAAGCCCTGCACGCGACCAACCTGGCCCTCACGGAGAGCGGCGGTCGAGCCGGACGCGGCGGCGTCCTGGAGCTTCTGCGACGCGAGCAGGTCAGCGAAGACCTGTGTGCCCACAACGACGTTCAGGCCCGCGACGGGCACCTGGCGGTTGCGCAGGACGCGGCGGAGGCCGACGAGGTAGGACACCGGGTCGGCGGCGCTGTACGCAGCGACGGTCTCGGGGTTGCCGTTGATGTCGAGAGCCTGGAGGCCTTCGGCAGCGAGCAGCGCGGCGGCAACGTCGTGCTCGACGTCGTCCACGACCGCGGCGACCTGCGGCGCGAGCACCTGCGTCGCGAAGGACTCCAGGTGCAGCGAGAGGTCACCCTCGGACAGGGCCACGGCCGAGTAGGCGTGCGTGCCGAGCGTCACGGGGATCGTCGACTCGGTGAGGCTGTCGAGCACGATCGCGGTCGTGATGTCGTCGATGCCACGCTCGCGGGCGATCAGAGCGGAGGGAATGCGCACGTTGACGGTGAGGTCTTTGCCGCCACCGCCGAGCAGGTCGTTCTCGTAGTTGCGGCTGATCGTCGCGCCGAGGTACGAGTCCTCGACGGCCAGGGCAACTGCGGTCTTGGCGACCTGCGGTGCGTTGTAGAACTGGTTAGCCATGCTCGGCTAGTCCTTTCAGGGGTTAGCGACCACCGCGGGCCTTGAGCGCAATCGCGGCCGGGTCGAACGGTGGGTCAGTGGGAGGGAGCTGTAGCCCGTTCGACGGCGAAAGGTCGGGTGTGGGCGTAGTGCGCAGATCGGGCGTCGGGGCCGTAGGTGCCGGCGTCGACGGTGCATGCAGTGCAGCGAGCGCGGATGCCTGGGCCTCGATGTCCTCTGCCGTCTCGGCCGTGAGGAAGATCAGGGCGGACTCGGGCAGACCGTGCGTGACGAGCGCTGCCTTGCGGCGCGTCTCGGCAAGTTCGGCCTTAGCCGCTGCGAGTTCTGCGGCCTGTCGCTCGGCTTCCGTCATCTTCGCGCGTTCCTCGGCTGCCACCTTGGCGGCCAGGGCGTCGCGCTCAGCGGCGAGCATCTGAGCACGTTCCTGCTGCTCCTTCTTGTCCTTCGCGAGGGCGAGGATCTTGCGCTTAGCGCGCTCAGCGTCGAACTCGCCGTCGAAGTCGAAGTCGGGCTCGACGGGCGGGTCAGCCGGGGGCGGCGTCTGCGGAGTAGCGGGGTCGGTAGTGATCTGCGGATCGGGTGTGACGGGTGCGCCGTCGGACATGGGTGGCCTCCTGAGCCGAACAGCCCGCGCACTACGCGAGCATGGAAAAGCGCCCCGCGGATGCGGGGTGGTCTAGCGGTGCTGACCTAGGCGGCCGGCGCGTATGCGGTACGGGGGCCTAGCAGCGTCCGGCTGACCTCGGATGTCGGGTCAGCGCGGAGATCGGCGTAAGTCCGACGCCAGTCATTGAGATCGCTGGCGTGTCGGTTGTCGAAGCCGATGGGTTTCGTCGGGTCGGCGCGATACCAGGCGCTATGCAGCGCTCGGGCGTCGCTTGACCAGCCCTTGGAGGGGTCGTTCTTGAACACGACGCGGGCGTTGCAGCCGCATCCGTCGTGCGCGTGAAAGCTGGCGGTGGCCCGCGAATGATAGACCGGCCCGCGGCCGATCAGCATGGCGCAGAAGTAGCACGGGTCGCCGTCGCCGACGCGCGCCCAGCCGATAGCGGCATCGTCGGCCTGCGAGAGGTCGATGAGACGCTGGCGAGGCGCATCGAGGATGCGACGCTGGGCTGCGCGGAGCGTTGCTGCTTGTGCGGCGTTGAGCGCCCCGTCGACACTCGCGCCCCGCTGGATCTGGCGCTGCGCGGTGGCGTAGCCAGTCGAGTAGAGCGCCGCGAGGTCGGCCTGCACGCTTTGCTCGACCGGAGGCACGAGCGGGGCGTCGGATGTGATGCCGGCGAGAAGGCGTGAGTCCTGATAAAACTGCTGCGCCGTGACCTGCCCGCGACTTCGGGCGGCGAGGATCAGATTCTCGGCCCCGATGACGAACTGGCTGAACGAGCCAGGGACGTCACTGGGGTCGAGCACTGACTGCCAGAGTTGCGAGAGTGCGTGCTGAGTCTCCGCGACCTGGCCTACCTGCGTCTGCATGTGCTGGACGGAGTAGGCGACGAGCGCGTCGGCTATCTCGGTGTCAAACTGCGGGGTTGCCACTGTTCACCGCCGGGGGCTTAGGCTGCGCCGCCTGGGGCTGCTGGCCGGGAACAGGCGGCGGCTGCTGCCCGTCTGCGGGCTGGCCGGGGAGCGCTGGCGGTGTGGTCGCCTGAGTCTGGAGCTTTGCGAGCAGCTCGGCCATCGGGTCGGGCTTGTCGGCCTTCGCGGCTGCCTCGGTCCATGCCTGGATGTCCTGGTCGGAGAAGCCGGGCACCTTCGGCCAGAGCGGCTGCTCGGGCACGCCCAGCTTCTCAACGAGCATCGCTAGGCCCTGAACGGTGGTCAGGAACTCGTGCGACGAGTCGTCGCGCCAGCGAGCCTGGGCGCTCTCGTCCTCGGCGGCCTTCGTGTCGCCCGCGGCGGTCGCGGCAAGGCGGAAGACCTGCTCCCACGCCTCGCCGAAGATCATCTTGTAGATGTTCAGACGTTGCGTCGTGGAGTCCTGGAGCGAGCCCAGCGCTTCGGAGCTGACGTTGATGACGTCGCCCGTGAGCAGGTTCGGGTCGATCTGCGCGTGCGCGGCGAGGGTCTGGACGGCCTTCTGGTAGGCCTGGAGATGCCCGTCGATCATCGTCTGGGCGAACTCGCCGAACTTGGTCTCGGAGTCTTCTGAGACCCAGAGCGTGTTGGCGCCGGCCTGGAACGGGTTGATCGGGTTGCCTGCGTCGTCCTCGGGCAGCGCGACGCCGGTCACGTAGCGCTGGCGGAACACGCTGTACTGGAGCGCCATGTGGATCGCGAAGACGATCTCGTTGATGCGCTCCTGGTCAGGGATCAGCGGGTAGATGAGGCCGACGTGGCGCTCGTCCAGCGACTCACGGAAGCGGACGAACGGGACGACTCCGAGGTTGTGGTCGCTCTTGCTGACGGGCGCCCAGTCGGGCTGCTCCTTGGTCGGGCGGCCCGCGCCATCGTTCTCGCCAGGAACGGTGTATTCCGCGGCTTGCTCGAACGTGTAAACGGACTTCTCGTCGTAGACCTCCAGCACGCGCGTACCGTCGAGCTTGTCGGTCAGTCGGCGAGCTGCGATGTAGGGCCACTCATCGTCCTCGTCGCGGTAGAACGCGATGGAGTTCGTCGGCAGGAGGGGCTTGATGATCGGGGTCTTCTCGCCCTTTTTCGTGCCGGGGAGCACGAGAACGTAGGCCTCGCCGTACTCGATCGCGCCGCGGTGGACGATGGTCTGCCGCGCGTCGAGGCGGTTGGCCTGCCAGTACTCCCACGGCTTCGCGTTGTCGAGCGTGTTCGACGGGCGGTAGCCCTCCACGAAGAGGCGCTTGACGAACGTGTCGCTGACCAGCGGAAGCCAGTTGTCGATGCTCCGCTCAGCCATTGCCTGGTAGGCGGCCTGCGCGCGCTGATTCGGCATGAACGGCAGCACGTGGTCCCCGTCGAGGTAGCGACGAGTGGTCGCCATCTCGCCGTTGTAGTTCTCGAAGCGGTTGACGATGTGGCTGTAGAGCTGGCCGGCGAGGTCTGCGTTGACGGTGAGCGCCACGTGAAACCTCCAGGGGTGTTAGAACGCGGCCACTCGGCCTGCGGATCGGCGTTGCTTGCCCTCGGCGCGGACACGCTCGCGGGCCATGCGCGCGAGGACGAGCGCGGCCAGCGCGTCGACCTTCTTGGGCGACTCGCGGTTTTCCTTGCCGAAGTAGACGCCCCAGCGGTTGAGGCGTCGGCGGGCGTTACTGACGTGGCGCGTCAGCACTTCGTCGCCGTGGATGAACGGATCGGAGAGCAGCGCGTGGGGGGTCCAGGGGAGCTGCTTGTCGGTGATGGCTCGGTGCAGCGCCTCGACGGCGTGCGTGGTCTCCATCTGATGGCCGCGCATGTCCCAGCCGATGGCGTGGCGCGTTGTGGCCTTGACGCGGAGGCGTTCGGCGTAGGCGTCGCGCCAGTTGTCGATGTCGGTCTCCCAGTAGGCGACGTCGGAGAAGAACGCGATGACGTCGAGCCGGGCGAAGGCGTTGTCGACGACGCCGCGAACGACGTCCTTGGGGACTTCCCACTTGGCGCCGTCGGGGCCTTCGGGCTTCTCCCAGACGCCGAGCAGGAACGGGGCGCCGTCTTCGATTCGGACGGCGACGAGCGCGGTGGAGTCGTCGGTGAGAGAGCCGTCGAAGCCGAGAGCAACGGTGTCGCCGTCGCGCCAGCCGCGAGGCCGGCTTGCGTCTCCGAGCTTGAGCGGGGCGAGGTCCGGGTTGCGGTTCGAGTTCCACTGCGTGGGGAGCACCCAGGCGTCAGCGGCGGCGACGATCTGGTTGAGGTAGAAGCGACGGGCTTCCTCGGGCGGCGTGTCCGGGTCGTAGATCTCGCCGATGACGCGATCGAGGTCGACCCATGTCGCGTCGCCGTAGGTGGCTCGGAGTGCGTCGAGTAGCGCGGCCTCGTCGGCGAGGTCGGTGTCGGCCGGCGCCTCGCGCGAGTCGTAGAGCATGTCGGCGCGGCGCGCGCGGCCCTCAGCCATCGCGCGGTACGTCAAGTAGGAGCGCTCGGCGGTGGAGTCCTGGCCGGGCTCGTGCGCGTTCGTGGTCTCAATCGAGCGGCCACCGGTCTTGCCGAGGTTGCGTCGGATGACGAGCTGGAGCGCGTGGCCGCCGTTCGTGGCGGTCCAATGGTGCGTCTCGTCGAGGATGACGAACGTAGGGCGCGCGCCTTCGAGCGTGTTCGCCGAGGCGGTGACCATCTCCAGCTTTGCGCCGTCGGCGGCGAGGATGCGCGTGAGGCCGACGTCTAGGCCGTACTCGGACTGGAAGTCGGAGGCCTGCGCGAGTCCCATGATGGCGTCGTAGGTGTTGCGGGTCTGCTTCTCGCTGACGCCAGCGATCTGTACCCAGGGCATGGGCTCTTCGACGCCGATCGGGTTGCCGTCGTCGTCCCAGCCGCCGAAGCGGACGGGGCCACAGAGTTCGGCGAGGGCGATGGCACCGAGGAAGGGGCTCTTGCCCCAGCCCTTCGCACGGCGGAGGACGGCGCGACGGTAGACGAAGGCTCCCTTGTCGTCGATGGCGTAGAACCAGAGGACGAAGTTGAGCTGTTCGCGAGTGAGCTGGAAGGCTTCGCCCGCGCTGGGGCCGTCGGGCTGGGTCAGCCACTCTTCCATCCACGCGGCGACGCCCCATCCGAGGGTCTGGATGGAGCCGTCCAGCGGGAAGTCGGGAACGGTGACGATCGCTTCGGCAGTCGTCACGGGCATTCCTTTACGGGGTCATTGACACGAGTCGCATTGCAAGTCGTCCATCGGGTCTTCCGGGACGATGTAGCCGTTGACGACGTCGGAGTCTTGATTCATGAGCCCTTCATGCGGTTGGCGAGGTCGGCCTGCTTGAGGCTCGACGCTCGGGAGTCGGTGTCCGCCTCCGGGTTGGGGCGGTCGATGGTGATGCGAGCGCGCTGCCGGTCGAGCACCGTGGCGCCGAGAGAGGACATGATCTGCCGGATCTCGGCGGCCATCGCGGCCGACTTGCGCGTGCCCGTGGTGAAAGCGTCGTGCAGCGGGAGCAGGACGTCGGTGACCATGAGCCAGTCGGTGTCCTCGTAGGCCTGAGCCTGCGGGGAGCGGCGGATCTTGTCGTAGAAGGCGAGGGTCACGGGGCCGAACGCGGTCGCGGGGTCGAGATCTGGACCGCGGAGCTTGTCGTCGGGCTTGACGACGGTCTGGTCGGCCTGGCGTCGGCGCTCGTCGCGGGCTCGCTGACGGTGCGCCTTGGGCGCGGGTCCGTGCCCGGCCATTACGCCTTCTTGGCGCGAACCTTGCGGCGCTGCAACTCGAACTTCGCGCCCTTCGCCTGCGTGCCGTTGCCGCGGGCGCGCTTGCGCAGGAC